ATATTATCAGTGCTAGCCACAGGATTCGAACCTGCAATGAGGAATTAACCTGCCGGATTACAAATCCGGTGCTTTCAACCATTCAGCCAAGCTAGCACTCATAACACTAATTAATACTGGTGCTGGATGACAGTCTCGAACTGCCGACCTACACGGTGTAAACGTGCCGCTCTACCAACTGAGCTAATCCAGCAAAATGGGGTGGTTGATGAGATTCGAACTCACACTTTGCGGTCTCACAAACCGGGGCACTGCCATTGTGCTACAACCACCATTGATTGGTACACCGTACGAGATTCGAACTCGTGTACTCGCCGTGAAAGGGCGATATCCTAGGCCTCTAGATGAACGGTGCATAACTGGCGATCCCGCGGGGAATCGAACCCCGATATCCGACTAGACAGGCCGGTATAATAACCACTATATGACGAGATCAAATACTTTAAAATAAAAAACCCTCGGAACATTTCTGCTACGAGGGTTTCAGGTAAAAATTGTGTTTTGTATGTTACCTAGCCCTCTAGCACACTCCATGGATTTTGTGTGGCACGGCACTCTGGCTTATCATAGCCTGATACCGTACTAACTCTGAAGGAACGTAACATACAAAACATAATTTCTCCTGTTGTATAATTATTTATACACTTACACTCTCGTTATTGCTAAGGGGCGCTTCACATAGTCGTTTAAGAATAAGCACAATCCTGCCCTTATTTCAGACAGGTCTCTTGCTACTCCCCCGTTAATTCGTCTCCCGACGTTTAAGCTGCGATTTGCTTCAGCTCTTCAATCTCAAGATCCTCATCCTCAGCCTTTGGGGCTACTGTGATCTTGGGTTGCTTGACAGCTTTGGTCTTAGCAGGAGCCTTAACCGTAGCCGACGCCTTAGCAACTTTCGGCGCCTTGGCAGCTTTCTGTGCTGCGGGGATACTTGATTTCTTACCCATAGTTTCGTTGATCAATGTTTCCCATTGAGTAAACACGCCACCTAGTTGAATCAAATACTGGCATGCTTCTGCCTTGGTCATTGCCTTAGGAAGTTGAACAAGTTCCAGAGGATCATGCCCGCCCTTAGCTAGTAGCTTAGTACGAGATACAAGATCATTGGCGAAACGAACCTTAGTGGAACCATGCTGAGTGGAAACACCGGCAACTGTGAAAAATGAATCTGACATAATAAAATTACCTCTCATAAAATTTGTATTAATTAACTACCATACCATAATTATATAACCGACTGAACACCATGTCAAGCATTTTGGATAAATTTCTTTACTGCAGATGAATGCTTGCATGTTTTACGATACTGAAATCCGATACAATCACAAGTAACTGATCCATTTCTGGAGATCACTTGATATTGTTTTCCAGTTTTCTTAGAACTGACTTTGAAAATTCTGCTAGCAGTACGCCCCTTAGCCATATCCAATCCGACAATATTTTGCTTAAATATCATCGATATTGGATGCATAGGATTGTCAGTCAAAATACTAACATAGTCGTCATCTAACCATTTAGGATTAGGAACGACTTGCCCCTTTAGAGTCTTCTCAACCCAGCCTTCGTTCTTATATAGATAAGAATAACGGCGTGTCCTGAGCTCTACGAATTGTCCGATTTCTAAGTTCATATCATAATTATATAAGAAAAAGTAACCCGAGTCAAATGCTCGGGTTCTTGGGTGTTGTTCTAGAACAACACTTGTAAGCTATTGATATAAAAAGGATATTTTATTCCGTTTCTAGTCCTGTGCTTCTTCTTTTTCTATAAGACCTTGCTCTTCAAGAAAATCTAACGTGTCTCCGATTCCCTTATTTAATCCTCTCAAATAACACGCATAACATGCTGCTAACATAAGACCTATTTGCATTAAGTCCATTAAGGTAAATGTAATTGAGTTCATGCTTATCCTTTCTGCTCAATATTGGTGACCCTCTTTGAAATAACAAAGTAGTTCCTCCTCTAAAGTAAACGCTTCTATCTCCCAAGGTTGATCCCAATATGAATCTATATCGCAGATTTCACCATGCCAAAATGTTATAAAGTTATTTTTAATGTATTTTCCTCCTAGTTCATTCTTAGCAAATTGCTTGACGTGAACCATTTCATGAGCAAGATACTTCAACATCTTGTCGGATCGCATTCTTTTAAGTTCAATTTCAAAACTTCTTGGCTTTCTTGTATATTCATCTGGACAACAATAGGCATTCGCATTGCGGTCTAATTTATCATACACAAAGATTTTTACACTAATGTTTTTCACTAACTGAGAAGACATTAGCATATTTGCATAACTATATGCTGCTGTCTTTAACAAAGATGTTAGATTACGATTCTTAGCGTTTCTAACAATAATTTGCATTTAGTCGGTAAATGCAGGTGGTTCGTGATTAAACAGATCTTCTTCAATCTGTTTAACTTTCTTCGCTTGATCGTTAACTACTTCCTTTAGTAGTAGTTTTTCTTGATCAGTTTGTTCTTGAATTGGTGTTTGATTCGAATGAGGAAAAAGCATAGTGTCTCCTAAATTTTAATACCAGAAAAATCACGGGATTTTTTGAACACAGAACTCATGTCATATGATTCCAACTTACTTTCATCAATCTTCAAACCTGAATCAGATAATCCTTTTTGAGCGGATTGTTCAAGATCAAACAATTTCATCTTCGCTCTATCTATCCCTACAACGAATCTTTTATTTATTGTTGGATCATTGTATCTATTCTTTAACTGTTTCACCATGATTTGATTCATTTGATCAAGCTCTTCGGTAGCAATCAAAGCAAACATGAGGTCAACTGTAGCAGGTAGACCAAAACTGTTTTTTGTTAGAATATTATTGGCATAAAATAAGTTATCTCCAGAAACACTAATATCCATTGCCTCATTATCACCTAGCTCTTCTATTTCTATTATTTCATCATTATATTCTATTAAGGAATCTGTTAGGATATCTCTTTGATATTTTTCCTTTTCAATATTCATTAACAAATCAAATATATCTTCCACATCTAGATTTTCAAGATATGGAAACATTTCTCGTTTGGAATGAAGAAATACTGCCCTTTTTGCTAAAGAGTTTAAATCTGTATTATCTAAGTTTATCATACTCTTCCTGTATTATTTGTATACTTTTTTGGGTATTAAGATTTTTATCCTCATCGCTCCACAAAATTATTACAAACTTCGTATTTTACAACCAACTCTCAGGCCATTGTTTATATTTTTTCTACCTTCGCTTGTTGGGAAGATATGATCTGCCGAACAAATTATGTTTTTACCTGATCTAGTTTTTATTTTGTATAATTTTTTAATTTTACTATGATGTACTTGTATTACTGAAACAAACCCGTTACTACCCAATATTCTATCTCCTGGTTTCAATCTTTGAATTTCTATAGTATCTCCAGATTCTGTTATTACTTGTGATGTGGGGTCTAGGCATTCTGAAGTATCTGTAAGTTCAACATCTGTATTTCCATACCCACCTCTTGTAGTTTGTGTGGCGGACAAGATAGGAACTGCTTCTTCAACCGCCAACCCTCTTAACTCCTCTGCTATACTTTTTACTAAAGTATAAGAATTAATATTAGCACCAGCTTTGAATCTTGAAGATGCACAAATATTTAAATAGTCTACAATAATCATATCAGGTTTAAATTGCCGTTTTAATTTCAATTCATTCAGTAATGTTTTGAAATGCCCGACATGTGCGCCAGCAGTGGGGTATTCTTTTATAATCAATTTTCCATGAGTTTTCTCTTGAATCTTTTTGATTCTACTTTCAAACATAGCTTTAGGCAAATCTTTTAACTGATCTAAAGTTACGTTCATTAGATTCGCATCTATTCTCTCGGCTATTCTTTCCTCTGCCATCTCCATAGTAATATATAATACATTTTTACCTTGTGCTAGTACCGATGCTGCAACATGACACATGAATAACGATTTACCGACACCTGTACCAGCAAGAACCACATTCAATGTCTTATTAGGCAATCCACCGTTAGTAATTTTATTAAAATAATCTAAGTCAAAAGGAATTCGAGATTCTACTCTGTGGTAAAAGTCGAATCTTTGTTCGGCATTATCAATATAATCATGTCCTACGTTATTGTCAAAACATACTGATAGTGCATCTTGGAGTAATTGGGGGATTCCGTCGGTTGACAGGCTTTTATCACGCCCATCAATAATAGAGATAGAACTAAGAATCGCATTGTATAAAGCTTTATCCTTACAAAATTTTTCAGTTTGATCTAATAACCAATCTTTATTTTGATTATCTTTATCAAAGTTAAGTACATATTCAACTACATCTTTATATTGAGCATCATTTAGAGTTTTATCATTTTGAAAAGCTACAACTAGAATATCTTTATTGGGTATTGTATTATACTGTTGTATAAACTTCTCAATCTCAGTATATATCTTTTGTTCAATGCCATCAGAAAAATAATCCCGCTTTAGAAACGGGATTGTCTTTCTCATATAATCTTCATCATGTATCAGATTTTGAAGTATTACTGTTTCGATCTTCGAATTCATCTAATGCCTTTTTGAGAATATCATTAACGATATATTCTATTATAGAGTTAAACTCTTCTGTATTTAAATCATCCTCTGTTTTATCTGCGGGGGTCGCTACAAAATTAAAATCTAATGCTAGATTATCATTTTCTAACTCTACAGATTTAATAGCAACAACTGTATTTTCATACATACCCTCTGTAATACGGAATCCCCACGCATCCATCTTTTCATTTTGTACTGCCCAGGGCTCATACTTCACTTGCATTATTATATTCCTTATCTAAATCTTCTGATGACATTGGTGCTTGAAGCATATCTGTTCCAGCAATCTTGTATCTTGATTCTATATATTCTCGGAACTCTTTGCTAGTTAAAATTGGCATCCAAAAATCTTTTGTATAAGTATCTTTTTGTCTGTACTTTTTCTCTTGACCCTTGTGGGCATACCAGCCATTACTAGGTTTAACTACGAAGCCACCCTCCATTGCCACATCAAGCAATCCAGACCAAGTACTGATGCCACCTTCAAAAGAAACCTCAATAGGAATCTTAGATTTTTCTCTTACGAATCTAGACTTTTCCACGTTCATAATAAAATTAAATCCAACTACTTCGGTTCCTTCTTTTTCCTGCTGGCGACCTATGATGAATATATTGTCAGATGAGTAATACAAACCTGTTCCTCCAGATACAATCTGTTTAGGAAACAATCCAATCTCAGCATAAGTATGATTTACAACAATCATTGGAATATCTTTAATTGTCAGATGAGGTGTTACCATTCTAAACAATGATTTCATCTGTTTAGCACGTGTCATATCTGCAACAGACTTACCTTCTAGGGCATCCTCAACTTCTTTCTTCGATGCAAGATTACCAACAGAGTCAATCACAATTATCACATGATCGCCACGTTCAATATTGTTAATTTGCTGCATGCTATCAAATTTCAATTGTTCAATATCTGTTATGGGCGTATGAAGAACACGGGATGTGTCGATACCGAAGTTATCAAAGTAAGACTGAGGGCTACCAAACTCAGAATCATAAAACAATACAATAGCATCTTCATATTTGTCCAAGTATGCCTTTGCGCATAGTAGTGAGAAAGCTGTTTTAAAATGTTTAGATGGTCCTGCGAATACTGTTAATCCAGGCGTCAATCCGCCTTCTAAACTTCCTGATAATGCTACGTTCATCATTGGCACCGAAGTTTGAATCATATCCTTCTTAGAGAAGAATTTGGATTTGTTCAAAACTTCTGTTTCTTTAATTGTTGAATTTTTCTTTAGTTTATCTATTAGCGACATATTTTTCTCCGTATTAGATATATTATTTTATTATGTTTTAGTGTTGTTGTCAATAGTCTATGCAAACAATCCTTCCAAAGTAGCTTTGGGTTTTGCCGACCAACCAATACCATTTAGAATAGTATTCATTGGTTCGAGAAAAGCTTTTTCAAACATGATATCATAATCTGCATATTTCTTTAGATTGAACTCTTCGGGTATAGATGAAATAAACGCTATACAATTCTCACCAATTGTATTTGGTTCTTTCAAATACAAGAATTTAATCTTATCTCCTTCTCGTATTAATTCATATTTCTTATCTAATTTCAGTTCTTTTAAATAATGATTATATAACAAGGTTCCTCTAACATGCATAGGAGTACCTTGTCTGTAAATGGATGATCTATCAGTATACTTATCTACGCCATTCACTCCTCTAGGAAAAGCGATTTCTTCTGGGCGGTATTCTCTAAACTTCTTTTCAAAATCTCTAACAAACTTTTGAAGATGAGATTCGGATTTAGTTAGTGCAAGTTTAACTGCCTCTCGTAAAGCATCTCTAATAGGTTCAGGTGTAGATGATCTAACTATTTCTAAACCCATTACTTTCAATTTCGGTTCGGAATATTGAACGCCCTCGTTATTATACACATTTAAAGCATATCGTTTCTTTGCTACCCAAATACCTCTTTCAGCAATTACCTCACGTTTGAAGTATACCTTTCGTTCAAAGGAGTTGGTATAAGACATGAGATCATCACATGCCTTGTTAATAACCTTCTCTATTCTTTCTGAACAAATTTTATCTAGAATTTCTACTATCTTTTCCGCTGGTTGATCTTTGTAAAATTTCTGTACTAAATTATCCAGCGTAATATAACATGCATCAGTGTCAGAATAAAAAGAATAGATATGATTGTTAGTACCGCATATCTTATTAAGATATTCATTTAATGCTTTACCTACAGTTCGAATGATGTATTGTCCTGTAATAGTAATACCTTCTGCTATTC